ACCACATATAATACTTGTGTAGTAAGTGCCATCTTCTAGTTTAGAATATTGTAGTTCGCCCTGGACAAATACAATCATACCTTTCTTAATATACTGCATAACAAAGTTTGTTTTGTATGGATCGAATACACTTATCTTATGATGATGTGCTTTACGATTCTCTTTGCTACCAGAGTTTGTAGTTACAACTAACTTACAATACTCATCATTCTTCATAGCTTCTGGATCTGTAGCACAATGTCCTAAGATTGTTACTTGATTAACTGTCTGCATTTTTTTCTTTCCTTTCTTTCATTAATTTAATTTGATCTTTGTAAGCATCATGAAACCATTTCTTTTCTTCTTTATCTAATTCATTGATTTCATCTTTGTATGTAAGATACAATTCATCAAGCATAGTTTTGTCTACTGCTTCTTGTATCTCACGATAGTAATCTCTTTTTAATCTTTCTAATGCTTTAGGTGAAGTATCTGGTTTACTAGATAAATTACCATCATCATCATCATCACCTACAATACCAAGTAATGCACACATACCATATCGTCTAGCATATGTAATAGATCCACCAAGTTTCTGTGGATCATTAGCATCTTTAGATACTAGAGGTATGCCACCATCACAAACTACCTTACCAGATATATGTATAAGATTAGTCTGCAATATAGATCCACCAGCTTCTAGTTGTTTTACTACTTGCTGTAATGCAAAGTTATTAGATTGCAAAGCTGGTTTGATTGTTTTCAAACAACTACCTAATCCAGCAAACTTACTATTAAAGTGAGGATTCTTATCACTATTAAATGGATTTTTTACTTCGTGCAATAGGTTGAATAGATCTCTATCAAAGTCTGGTTTATTCTTTGTCTTTTGCTCTGGCATTGTCATACTCCAATATTAAATTGTTAATAAAACCTGAATACTTATCGCACATATTTTCACCATATGTTTTGTTCCACATAAGTATTATTTCTTTAAGTGTAAACTTCATCTTCATTCTCCTTTTGTTTTGACAACAAGTGTACCTTTCTTGTTGCGTGTTATTACATAGTTACTGTTAGGAAACTCACATCTTCTAGCATCCTTAGGTACAAGTAACTTCATTTTCTTCTTCGTTTCTTCGAAGCTGGTAACAGCACCTTGATACTGGTTCATCATACCATCAAGGCTTCTGTATAATTCATTATCAAACTCAAGATAGTCTTTCATATTATCTACAAGTATCTCTTGTTCTGCTTTGACATCACTACCATTCTTGCCATATGATTCTGGTGGTTGTTTATCATTCTTTACGAACAACCAAAACCTTTTCATCTTTGCAAATAGCTTGTCATAGAACTCTTGATTCCAATCTACTCTTACTACTTTGGGATCATCATTACCAAGTATGACAGATAGGTAACACCAATCTTGATTGTATACTTTCATATAATGATGTAGCTGTGGTGCATAGTATCTAGCTTTGTGTTCAACAGTTGCTCTTGCATTACTGTGTTTACATTCTAGTATTACACCATCTACTTTAGCATCAAGATGAGCAAACAATGGTACATCTCTAAATGTAAATTGTTTTACTTCTTTTCCTGGTGTTGGTTTAGTTACTATCTTACCAGCAAACTCTGTCTTAGCTAACCATTCAATATGGAATGACTCTGTATGTACTCCAAGTTGCACACGAAATACATTAGATAAATCTTCTTCCATATCTCTTTTAGTTTTTACTTTCCATAGTTGTACTAGGTTTTGGTTGTGCCATATTCTATTGGCATCACTACCACCTAGTCCAACTGTTCTATCAAAATCTTTCATATTATATCTCCGCTTCTATTGCACAAGAGCCATGTTCTCTAACTTGGTTATACATTTTTTCTCCAAGTTCTAGTCTTGCATACCAACCTTTTAAATTATCTGCTTTAACTTCTGGTATGTTTAACCATTCGTGTAATTGTCTTGGTACAAAATTACGATCATTTACTATTTCAGTATAGAAGTGATGAACATCTTTATAGTATTTGCCAAGTTGTTTTTTGCAAGTATCTATGCCAGATGCTATTGCTTCTAAATCTTCAGTATAGTAACTAATAAATTCTGGTTCTTCTTCTTTTGCTCCAAAGAATTTTGGATCATCACTTGGTTGAACACCAAACCAAAACTTTCCTTCTATATCTCCATGATAATATCGTCCCATAATTATTCTCCTTTATTGTTAATAAAATTATAATGCATTTCTGCATTGTATTCAAGCATAAAAAAAGCCAGTAGCATAGGTAACTACTGGCTCGGAACAATCGAAGAATGAACTAGGCGAATGTTGTCAACCGATTAAGGACGGATCGACACCATCCAATAAAACTCTGACAGAAGTTAAGTTGTTTGTCAATAGGTTCTCGAATGGTTGCTGGTAATGGAAAGGTATTATACTTATGTGTCTTCATTACATTTACTATTGCTTGTTTAAGAAAGATAGCTGGTATCTCTTTAATAGATTCTATGTAATATTTTAGACCTTCATGTTGTGGCATCTCCACTTGAAATGTATTGCCCAACACTTGCAAACTTTTTACTATAGTTTCATTAGGTGCTGGTTGCATTTGTATTTCAAGATTATGTATAACACTCTTGATTCTTTTCTTAATTGGTTCTAGTTCTTCTTTACCTTTTAGTTCTTGTAATGCTTCTGATGTTGCTCTCGCTATTGTATCTATCAAGATAATCTCCGACTGCGTTAGCATTACTGGAAGAAACTCTGGTTGGTTTAGAATAGGTGCTGGTTTTTTGTGTCTTATTACCCAGTTTGAAAGAGCATCTACACCAGAATCTAAAGGCGGCTTCCCAGTTGTTTTTTCTGTTACCTTTTGCGAGGTAGTAGTCGACAAATTGTTCGTGTTCATAGTTCAAATCCTCCATTGTTGCTTGTTTAAATTTATCAAAGAACCAAGTTTGCAACTGTTCACTTGGCTTCCAATCTTCATTTATTGGTAGCGAATCATACTTGTCCATAGTTATCCTTTCTGAACTAACTTGCTTTTTTATATTTATTTTCAATAATAAAATTCCACACAGTTTGTGCAGTAGATTCTCTTAAATGAAATTCACCTGACATTACTCGGTGATAAGTGCTGTCTTGAATACCAGCTTTACGAAATGCTTCTCGTAAATTTATTTTCTTTTTGTTTGCTAGTTTTTCTAATTGCTCTATGTAAGTTGTTAGTTCATTGTTCATATTATAATACTTATCATAGTTAATGCATAAGTGCAAGTGCTATGGTACTAGAAATTTTGTATACGCCATAGCATCATGCACTTAAAAAATGCAATCCTTGAGAAAAGGTCTTGTACTAACTAACGACCAAATTAGCACAAGCACAAAGACTGCACTACATAGTAGCTTTCCCTAGTATCGGTTCTTTATATTGTTCTAGGTCTATCTATTACTCACTACTAATTCTATATGTTGGCTTCAGCTTCTAGTTCTAGTTGGTCTAACTTGTATTTTGCATCATACCAGTTATCGAATACCCAGTATTGTTTCTCATACAATCCACCTTGATTTAGAAGTGCTATCATTCCGTAATAATCTTTACCATAAAGATCAAAACCTTTAGCAGTTTCTTCTACAATCCAAAACATATCTTTGCCACTCAATATCTTTTCTCTTGTACTTGAACAAGCTCTGTTAAACATCTTCTCTCTTACTGAACCTATATACATTACTTACTCTCCTTTATTTTATTATATAACACTATGCCTTTTTCTGTAGCAAACCATATTCTCTGGTACTTGCCATGTTTTGATTTGCGTGTACCAACTGCACCAACATAGTGTTGCCTTTCTAACCATACTCTAGCAGTTCTGTACTTACTAGTTATGACACCATCTTGATAAGATATTTCTTCATCAGTCATACCAGTTACTCCACCTTGCTCTACTATTATTTCTAATACTCTATCTTTTGCTCGTCTTGTTCTTTGTACTTCTTCTTTGGCGGCAGTCTTACTAGTTTCAGGATCTGTTCGCCTTACCATATTGTACCATTCTTCATTCATAATTATTCTCCTATAATGTTAATAAATAAAAGTATGCCCATAGTATTACATTGATTATTGTTATTATGTATACTGCAATCATACATCACCTACTGCTTTATCACTAGCAATCCCTTCTGCTTTGTCACGCACAAAGAAGAAGGATTCACTAGCATACTTACAAGCAGATCGTAGTGAGTCTGGCTTATCTCTAAGAGCCTTAGCCCATGACTTCAAGTAATGCACATGGTCACTTCTTGTTTGATGCAACAAGTTGTAGTGAGCCATATGAAAACTTGCACCAAGTTCTGCTATAAGTTCCTCGAATGCATAGTCATTAGATGCAAAGTTACCTTTGAGGTTTCTGTTGCATCTGCTACTATGCCCTGTCCAATGAGTAATCTCATGGAACAATGTACTGTAATATGATTCTCGTTTTCTAAACTGTGTTCTATGTGGCATCTTTATCTCATCTGTTTGTGGTATATAACAGGCTCGATTATTGCCATCAGTAATCTTTAGACCTAACCAAGTTAATCTACTTATCTCTGGTTCTATTTCTTCTAGAACATCATGATCAAATTTTCTTGTAGGTTTAGTCAAAGATATTTTTAGGTCGTTGATGATTGAAGTATCACCTTTAACATCATCAATACTAAAGATAGCTACAGTCTTAAACCTTTTGATTATTTTTTCTTTATCTGTTTTAGGATCTGTTTCTTTCTTAATCATAGGTTGCCACAATGGTATGCCAGTTTTAGAACGAGGTCGCAATCCAATCTTTTGCCATTGAAAGAATGTACCCCAGATAGGAGTCTTGTAACCATACTTGAAGTTAAGATGAAACTGATTCCAACCTGTGTATGGTTTACCTTCTACATTCATATGAAAATTTTCAATCCACTTTGGTATGAATGGTTTACTTGGATCGTGTTGTTCCATATCTTTGATGATTTGTTCTGTAATATCTTTTAGATTATCTTCAGCTAATTGTTTGATAGACATGACGGTTCTCCATATAATAGTTTCTCCAAGACTGCAAAGTTTTTCTAGATGCTAATTGAAACTGATTGTAGTCTTTTCTTTTTATTAATAGTTTTAATTCGCTTAACAATATATTCTTGTGTTCAATCCATAGGTCATGAACATCAGAAAGTTTTTCACTATGGTATTGTTCAAGAAAGTTTAGTCGTGCTTGAAGCTGTTGTATGCTCAAGTATGCATAAGCTAATCTCTTTGCTCTGTAATTATACTCGTGCATAAATTGACATCCATGTTCAAGCATCATTTTATCTAAGTATCTTTCGTGTATTTGTTCTTGCTTTAATGACATATCATTCTCCTTTCAATTTCCAAAGCTATCAATACGATTGCGTAAATCTTCTGCATCAGTTTTATATTGTTGCAGCAATCTGTTTTTTATTTCTGCATTTAGACTACCAGAGTTTACTTGCACTGAATCTTGCAGTACCATAATTAGTTCTTCTAGTTCTTGTAGATATATTTTATCTTGTTCGTGTTGATCCCAATCTGGTTGGGGTATAATCTTAAACATATTCATTCTCCTTTTCATTATTATATTATAATTTATACAATGCATTTATGCAAGGATAGATTTGATTGGTGATCAAATCTCAATGCCAAATGCATATACTTTAGTACTCACATACCTTGCTTGTTTGATACTAATTAGTTGTAAGGTAGGCGACCTAGGAACTTCGAAGCGAGCAACCAGCGAAGCCGCCGAGCAAGTTAACCACCTCCGACTCAAGCAAGGACATACCAAACATAAAAAAAGCCCAGGTGTAAACCTGAGCTTTTTGTGGGAAGCTGTCTATGACAGCTTCACTCTTTGGTATGTCTTTTTACCAGAGCCATTTTTCTTTCTGGCTTCAGCAATTCTTTTCTTAGTGATATTATAATCTTGTTCACCATATATTCTACCGAGAATCGGAACACAAATTATTTCATCTAGATGACTCTTTATCAGTTCTGCTCTTTCGAGTCTATCTTTAACATCTAGATAAATATTTTCGTAGTGTTCCGATTGCTCTTTCACATCATAATCTACAACACCTGTTTGCTTACCGAGTGAATCGGCTTCTTCTTTCATCTTGTCCCACTGGTCGTTGTATTTGTGAAACAAATCGTGATACTTATCACGACTTTGTTTTGTTCTTACGATATAATCGAACAGACCGTACATACAGTTGTCAACAAACATAATGCCTTGAACCTCGTTCTCGCGTTCCGGTGAGAGCAGTCCAATCTCTCTTGAAGCTTTTGATAGCTTGTTGATGATTGTATCAGATTTGATCTGATTTGCTTTTTCGTGTGATTTTTTTGCGTTTGTCATTGTAAACTCCTTTGTTTTGTTGTTGAAAAAATCCCAAAGGGGTATCCATATATGGGATGGGATGTCAACAGCTTCGTCTGTTGACAAACATCAATATAGAACCACACAAGGTGTGGTCCCATACCATATATGGTACAGGCATAATGCCTATTTTTTCATAAGATAAAACAAACCTTTGGAGTTTACACCTATCATTGACAAACCAATGAAAATTTAGAAAAAACGAATCACTGCATTAAATCTGATACAATCAACAACTCCTTACGATTCCCTCAAAGCTACTGTCCACTTTCGAACCAAATGTGAGAGCGAGGTTCAAGACTGTCAAATTACTTACTTGACAACTGTTTCGGCTCTGTCCACTATAGAACAAAACAATGTCGTGATGAGTAACCAAATAACAAACAACAAATCCAACGACCAGTTGACCACAAGACAGAGCCGATTCATTGATAACCTGTTAGCAGGCGGAGTAAGTGCAAAACAATGTGCAATAGATGCTGGTTATTCAGAACGGTCTGCCAAAGTTGAAGCTAGTCGCTTACTCAAGAACAGTAAGGTTTTGCACATACTCCACCAGCGTGCCAAGAAGGTGCTTGGAGTTAGAGCAATAACAGCACTGCAGACAGTATCAAATCTCTCACAAAATGCTAACTCAGAGTATGTCAGATTAGAAGCTAGTAAAGATTTGTTAGACCGAGCTGGTTTGAGAGAAGAAACGGACTCGACACAACAGCTGAACAACATTCAGGTCAACATAGATTTAGGGTAAACAGCTCGGACTAGCAAATGCTCTAACGACTGTACCTTCGTGTTGCTTGACAAGGGGGTGGTTAAAAGTTCCTAGGTCGTCATCTGTTACGGATGTTCCCCATGTATTTTTCCTTTACAAAAGTCCTTCAATGTTTTATGTATGATTTATAACAAGGAGTCAGTTATGAAAACTATGAAGAAGAAGAATGGAACTAACGGAGCATTGAAAGGTAAACAAAAGAACTTACCTACTGCGTTAAAGAATAAAATCATCAAAGCTAAAAAGAAGAAAGGGAAAGCATAATGCCAGGATCAATGAAATCATATGGAACTACAAAGAAAGTTTCATCACACAATAAAAAGAAGAAGATGAAGAAAAGTAAAAATATAGTTGGTAAAAGAGTAAAGAAACGTACATCTGGATCTATGTATGGCTAAGCTATGTGCAAAAGGTAAAGCCGCCGCTAAAAGAAAATTTAAAGTATACCCAAGTGCATATGCTAATATGTATGCTTCTGGTGTTTGTTCCGGTAGGATCAAACCAAAGTCTGCTAAGAAAAAAACTACCAAGCGAAAAAGGAAACGTGCATGAGCCTTCGTAAATGGGTTGGTGAGAAATGGGTTGATATTGGTGCTCCAAAGAAGAATGGTAAATATCAACCTTGTGGTAGAAGTAAAGGTTCAAAACGTAAGTATCCTAAATGTGTACCAATAGCCAAAGCAAGGAAGATGAGCAAATCACAAATACGCTCAGCAGTAAAAAGAAAACGAAGTGTTAAACAAGGAGTAGGTGGTAAACCAACAAACGTAGCAACATTTAAAAGGAGAAAGAAAAATGGCAAAAGGAGTTAAACATTATTTTAGAGATGGTAAAGTCCATACTGGTGCTATGCATAAAATGCCAAATGGCAAACTGCATACAGGTAAGTCGCATACCAAAACCAGTAAACCACTATTTCATTTTAAAGATTTATCAATGACAGCTAAGAAGAAAGCAAAAGCAAGTGGCTAAATCACCAGCATGGCAACGCAAGGAAGGTAAGAATCCTAGTGGTGGATTGAATGCAAAAGGTCGTGCTAGTTATAATAAAGGTCGTACCAAAACTGGTAAGAAAAGAAATCTAAAAGCACCATCAAAAAAAGTTGGTAATAAAAGACGAGCAAGTTTTTGTGCAAGAATGAAAGGTATGAAAAAGAAACTAACTGGTGCAAAGAAACGTAACGATCCTAATTCAAGAATCAATAAATCACTTCGTGCCTGGAACTGTTAATGTATATAATTAATTACAAAATGTACTTTAGTAAAAGACCAGCAAAAGCAGATGTAAAAAATAAATTGTTTGATTTGTTGCGTGATGATTTTACTTTGCGTACTGCCGAAGAAAAAGATGATTATGCTAAAAGAAAAGATATACAGGAGAAAAAATGTTTATAAGAGAATTATCCTTTCAAGATTTATTAAGATTAAGAAAAATTGTAAGAAACACACATTTAAAATTTTATCCACAAGCAGACTTAACTGATAAAGAAGTTGACAAGTTTATCAACGCACTTGGTCCAGATGTTGCTGGTAAAATGATTAAGTATGCTGTAGATAATAACCAAGTATGAAATTTACATACAAGCCAGATGGTGAGATCCTAAAAACTTTTATGAAAGATAATAGTTTCTTTCGAGGAATACGTGGACCAGTTGGTTCAGGTAAATCTGTAGCTTGTTGTATAGAAGTTTTTCGTAGAGCCTTAGCACAAAAAAAATCTCCAGATGGCATACGAAGAAGTCGTGTTGCTGTGGTGCGTAATACCAATCCTCAATTACGCACTACAACAATGAAGACTTGGTTAGATTGGTTTCCTGAAAAAGAGTTTGGTAAAATGAATTGGTCACCACCATATACACATAGAATTAAAGTAGCTGATTTAGATTTAGAAGTCATTTTTTTGGCACTAGATAGACCAGAAGATGTAAAAAAATTATTATCTTTAGAACTAACATTCTTGTTTTTTAATGAAGCAAGAGAAATAGCAAAGCCAATTATAGATGCTGGTACAATGCGTGTAGGCAGATACCCTTCTATGAAAGATGGTGGACCAACTTGGTATGGTGTAATAGCAGATACTAATGCACCAGATGAAGATCATTGGTGGAGTGTAATGAGTGGGGAAGTTCCTCCACCAGACCACTTATCAAAAGAAGAAATAATAATGTTAGTAAAACCTGATAACTGGAAATTTTTTATACAACCTCCAGGTATGCAAGAAGTAAAGAATGTAGATAAAGAAGTAGAACGATATAAAGTAAGTGAGAAAGCAGAAAACGCAAAAAATTTACGTAGTGATTATTATGAATCTATTGTACGAGGAAAAACAAAAAGCTGGATTGATGTGTATGTAATGAATCGTTTAGGAACAATAGAAGATGGTAAACCTGTATACAAAGATTTTTCTATGGATACTCATGTAGCAACAGAACCAATCATACCAGCAGAAGTTCCATACTATGTAGGAATAGACTTTGGTCTTACACCAGCTTGTGTATTTGCACAACAAGTAAGAGGTCGTTGGCTAATTTTAGATGAGATTGTAGCAAGAGATATGGGTATGGTAAAATTTTCTGAAGTATTAAGACAAATGATACAAAACAAATATAGTAAAAAACCAATAGCAAAAATAATTGGAGATCCAGCTGGAGATTACAGGGCACAAACAGATGAGTCTACACCTTTTCAAATATTACGTGGTGCTGGTATCAAAGCATATCCAGCACCATCTAATGATGTAAGTCTTAGACTTGAAGCAGTAAATGCACCACTTACAAGATTAGTAGAAGGAAAACCAGCTATGCTTATAGATAAAAGTTGTAAACATTTAATAAAAGGTTTTGCTGGTGGGTATCAATATAAAAGACTACAAGTATCTGGTGAAAGATATACAGAAAAACCAGATAAGAATGATTATTCACACGTACATGATGCATTACAATATTTACTATTAGGTGCTGGTGAAGGTAAAAAAATTACAGGAAACCAGCAAGAAGCTAAAGTTATACAAGCACGAACTAAATTTGATGTCTTTACAAGAGAGCCAAAAAAGAATATAAGAAAGAAGTGGAACATTTTTGATGTTCGCACTAGATTATAAAAGGAAAAAATTATGTGTGTAGGAAATATATTTAAAAGTCCAGGAGCTCCATATATACCACCACCTCCACCTCCTGATCCATCATTAGCAGAAAAATCAGAAAATTTAAGAAAAGAGGGATTACAAATGCAACAACAAGCTACGCAAGCAAGAAGACAAAGACTATTGCAAGGATTTGGTAGAAGAAGTTTATTATCATCAAGTGGTGCTGGATATTTAAGTAATACAACACAAAATACAAATTTAGGATAATATGGTAGCATTAGTTCCAGAACCTATATTAAAAGATATGTCTAGCTTAGAAACAATGTTAGCTAGATATAAAAGAGCAGAAAGTATAAAAGAACTTTGGCGACCTACTTTTGAAGAATGTTTTGAGTATGCTTTGCCAGCAAGAGAAAGTTTTTATACAACAACTGCTGGACAAACAAAAACAGATAAAATATTTGACGAAACTGCTGTGGTTGGTGTTCAAGAGTTTGCATCAAGACTACAAGCTGGTATTGTTCCTAACTTTGCAAGATGGGCAGAATTAGTTTCTGGCAGTGAAATACCATTAGAGCAAAGAAAAGAAACAGATGAAATGCTAGATCAAGTTACTAATTATGTATTTGAAGTTCTACAAAATAGTAACTTCTCTCAAGAAGTACACGAATCATTTTTAGATTTAGCAGTAGGAACAGGAGCATTGTTAATAGAAGAAGGAGATGCAGTAAGACCTATTAGATTTACAGCAGTACCATTATCTAGATTATGTTTAGATACAGGACCGAATGATACTGTTGATACTGTATATAGAAAAAGAAAAATAAAAGCATCTAATATAAAATTAATTTATCCTAAAGCAATTTTACCTCAAGAAGTTGAAAGACAACTTGATAATGGTAATGATCTTTTTTTAGATATAATAGAATGTGTTTCAAGAAATTATAGTACACCTAATGTAGAACAATATGATTCCACAATTTTTGGAACTAATCCTCAACATATATATGAACAAAAAGTATTTCAAGGAGAAGGATCAAATCCATATGTAGTATTTCGTTGGAGTAAAGCGGCTGGTGAAGTATATGGTCGTGGTCCACTTCTTAATAGTTTACCAGCAGTTAAAACCTGTAACTTGGTTATAGAAATGATACTTGAAAATGCACAGATGTCTATATCTGGTATGTATCAAATTGAAGATGATGGGATTATCAACGTGGACACCATACAACTCCTACCAGGCACAATAATACCACGTTCCCCATCATCTAGAGGACTTGAGCCAATTACACCAGCTGGGAGATTTGATGTTGCTGATTTGGTATTAAAAGATATGCGTATGAATATTAAGAAAGCATTGTATAATGAAATGCTTGGAGATCCAAATAGAACACCAATGTCAGCTACAGAAGTAGCAGAACGTATGGCAGATTTATCAAGACAGATAGGTTCTTCTTTTGGCAGATTACAAGCAGAAATGGTTACACCAGTATTACAAAGGGTAATACATATATTAAAAAAACAAGGAAGAATAAATTTACCAACAGTAAATGGTAGAGAAATAAAAGTTTTATCTACATCTCCATTAGCACAAGCACAAGCAAATCAAGATATATCAGGATTTAACAGATTTTTAGAATTAATTGGTGCTAGATTTGGACCACAGCTTGTAAATTTATTAGTAGATAATAATGAAGCTACTAAATTTTTAGCAGAAAAATTTGGTATACCAGCTAGATTAATAAGAAGCAAAGAACAAATGAACCAAGCTATTGCTGAAATAACATCAGCAGTTCAACAACAACAACAAATGCAACAAGGTATGGATCAAGGTCAAGGTAATGAAGGACAAGAAACCCCTACAGGTTAGTATTGATGGAGTAAGGAGATCTCAAGGTAATGAAGATAAACTTAATACTACAGTTCTGTCTTGTTTTCTTACTGATGCTGGAGCTGAAACATTAAAATATTTAAGAAGTATAACAATCGAAAGTGTAGCTGGATTTAATATATCTGATCAAGAACTAAGACAAAGAGAAGGTATGAGATTTTTAGTAGGTATTATTGAACAACGTATAAAGGAGGGCAAAAATGTCAGAGCAAGAGAGTCTAATAAATACAGAACAGGAAGTTAAAGACGAAGTAGGAGAAGTAGCAGAAAGACCAGAATGGCTACCAGAGAAGTTTTGGAATGATGGTAATCCGGATTATGAGAATTTAAGTAAGTCTTATGCAGAATTAGAAAAACTTTCTTCAAGAAAAAAAGATGAACTTACTACAGAAATTAAAACAGAACTTGAAACAGAAAGAATGAAAGCTGTTCCTGAAGCACCAGATAAATATGCATTACCAGAGATACCAGAACAGTATAATACTGAAACACCTCTTATGGATGGATGGAGAAAGTATTGTCACGATAATAAATTAAACCAAGATGCTTTTAATGCTGGGATTGATTTGTTTATTAAATCACAACCACAATTTGATGAAAAAGCAGAAATATCAAAATTAGGAGAAAATGCAAATCAAAGGCTTGAAGCTGTTAGTTTGTGGGCAAATAAAAACTTTAATGAGAACGAAAGAAATGTAATCGCAAATGTATGTACAACAGCAGAAGGAGTACAGGCTATGGAAAAAATAATAGCTTTGGCACAAACCTCTGTATCTACAGAAGGAGAAATAAATGCTACTCTTGGAAAAACAAGATCAGATTTAGAAAGTATGATGAAAGATGTTAAATATTGGCATCCTACACATAGAGATGAATCTTATGTTAAACAAATAAACGAAGCATTTGAAAAACTTTATAGATAATTTAGCTTGGGTTAAACCATCTAAATTAAGTGATGCAAGATACATAGCAGATAATATGCGAGAGCAAGATGTAAAAGAAGTTTTAGCTCTTGGACATAAACCTTATGAAGCATTAGTATATTCTGTTTCACATGATGATGCTCAAACATTTACATTATTTTATGGTAAAGAACCAGTATTAATGGGAGGTACTGTAGGAGAAGGTGTAAGTGTGGCTAGGTTATGGATGTTAGCTACAGATGTTGCTTATACACAACCAAAAAAATTAGCGTTTATGAGTAAAGAATGGGTAAATTTATTACATAAACCATACAATTATTTGTATAATTATGTATGGATTGGTAATAAAAAAGCAATAAGACTTCTAGAATATTTAGATTGTTCTTTTGATAAAGTACCAGAAACTAGAAAAAATCTACAATTTATTAAATTTTCTCGTTGCAAAACTAAATAAAATTAAGTATATCTAAATTGTAGACCGAAATTATTGGAGTTTAGCCCATACGGATAACTGGACAGAAGATAAGCTCGACAATCTCATGAATGTTTTTTATTAATTTTATAAGGAGAGTAAATTGGCTATATCAATTTCTACTGCTTTTATTAAACAGTTTGAGAGTGATGTCCATATGGCTTATCAGCGAATGGGCTCTAAACTAAAAGATACCATTAGGCAAAAACCTAATGTAAATGGTAATCAAACAGTTTTTCAAAAAGTAGGCAAAGGTACTGCTGTTCAGAAATCAAGACATGGACAAGTACCAATTATGAATATCGATCATACAAACGTAACTGCAACATTAAGTGATTACTATAGTGCAGATTATGTTGATAGATTAGATGAACTAAAGACTAACATAGATGAAAGAATGGTTGTTGCACAAAGTAGTGCTGGTGCGTTAGGAAGAAAAACTGACGAACTAATAACAACTGCTCTTGATGGTACATCAAACACACAAACAGAAAGTGGCTCTGATGGTCTTACACTTGCTAAGATTAACACAGTATTTTCTTCAATGGGTGAAGGTGATATACCTGATGATGGTGATAGATACTTTATTGTATCACCTGATGGTTGGGTAGATTTATTAGCAATTAATGCATTTGCTGATGCTGATTTTATCGGACCAGATGAATTACCATATAAAGGTGGTATGGTTGCAAAAAGATGGCTTGGATTTATGTGGATGGTACATAGTGGTTTACCAACTACATCAAGTAAAAGACAATGCTTTGCATATCATAGAACTGGTTTAGGAGTAGCTATGGGTTCTGATGTAACAACAGAAATCAACTATATTCCTGAAAGAGTGTCTAACTTAATTACTGCATATATGAGCCTGGGTGTTGTGTTGATTGACGACAACGCAGTCTTTGAAGTGCAGATAGCTGAATAGGAGGTACAAATGGCTTTAGATGCAACAAATTTATTTAAGGTTGGTGGTGCTAATCCTGGAATGTGGATATATAAAACCACAGATGCGATAGGCACAGCTGACGATTCTGGTTACTTTAATGATGTAACTAATGAATTAAAACAATTTGATGTAATAGTTATCATAGGATCAACTGGTGGTACTGCCACTATTGATATGGCAACTGTAACATCTGCAACTGGTGCAACTACAGTAACAGTAGCACTTCTTGCTTAACGGAGTATGGGGGAGGTAACTCCCCCAACATTATATGGCTACTACAAAGATAGATATATGTGCAAGAGCATTAGTTATGATAGGAGCAAATCCTATAACTTCTTTTGCAGATGGAACAACAGAATCTACAGTAGCTAGTAACCTGTATTTAGATACAGTTAAGAATACATTGTCCAGTTATAGATGGAGGTTTGCTAGTAAACAGGCACAACTTTCAAGATTAACAGATGCACCTGATCATAAATGGGATGCCGCTTATCAACTACCTAGTGATTTAGTAGGTCTACATGGTGTGTTTGTTAATGATATGCCGATAAAGTTTGAGAGATATGGAGATATGGTTTATAATGATGCAACATCAACTGATAAAGTATACATAGATTATACATTTTATGATGAAGGTGTAACTAATCCAGAAGAATTTTTTCCTCCATATTTTGTTTTTTTATTAGAACTATCATTAGCTTCTATATTTGGATATGCTGTAGCACAGAATAATGCATTATCAGATTCTTTGGAAGGTAAAGCACAAAGACAATTAGCAATAGCTAAAAATCTAGATGCACAACAAAGAACATCTAGCAGATTAAGAGTAACAAGATTTGCTAACACAAGAAATTCTACAGGTGCTTCTAGTATAGAAGGAACTGTGGAGTAAATGTGGCAAAAAATAGAGCATTATTAAGACAACTAAAAACAACATTTCAAGCTGGTGAACTTGATCCATTGATGGATATGCGTAGTGACGTTAATGCGTATACTAATGGAGCAAGACAAATGCAAAATGTAAGTTTGTTTTCACAAGGTGGATTTAAAAGAAGAAACGGAACAAAAAGATATGCAAGTCTATCAGGTAATGCTAGACTCGTTGGTTTTGATTTTGATGATAATGAACAATATATATTAGCATTTGGTAATCAAAGAGTAGATATATATTATCTTGGAGATAATTCATTAGCACAATCTATAACTGGTTGTGTGTGGACTACTAGTATTTTATTTGAAATGCAGTTTAGTCAATCTGGTGATACTATGATTATAACTCATCCTAGTATGCAAACACAAAAACTATTTAGAACTGGTTTAACTACTTTTACTAAAAGTAATTTTACTTTTGATTCTGATTCAGAAAATGTATATCAACCATATTATAAATTTGCTGATCCATCCACTACTATATCAGCAAGTGGTACAACTGGTAGTGTTACCTTAACAACAAGTGTAAATCATTTTACTTCTGATTATGTAGGTGTTTATTTAATGATAGAAGATACAACTTTATTAATTAGTGGATTTACAAGTGCTACACAAGTAACAGCTACAATATTAGGTACTTTAAGAAAAAGACTTATTATAGATCCTTTTACTACAGAAAACGGAACAAAAACAATAACAGTAAATGATCCGTTACATGGTTTGTCAAATGGAGCAACAGTTACTATTTCAGGATCTAATAGTATAGAAGGTATTAATGCAACTGATATAAATGGATCAAAAACTATTACAGTTTTAAATGAAGATACTTATACATTTACAGCTGGAGGTTCTACTAATGCTTCTAATACTGCCGCTGGTGGTGGAACAGCAGTTTTTATAACAAGTGCTAATCAAGCAAATACAAAATGGAAAGAACAAACTTATAGTTCTATAAGAGGTTATCCAGCATCATCTACATTTCACGATGGTAGATTATGGTTTGGTGGCTCATCTAGTTTGCCAGACTTTGTGTGGGCATCAAAAGTAGATGAGTTTTTTAATTTTGATTTAGGTGAAGCAACAGATAGTGATAGCATACAATCTTCTATTGGAGCATCACAAGTAGCAGATATAAGGCATTTAGTATCTAATAGACACTTATTAATTTTTACAGCAAATGGAGAGTTCTTTTGTCCACAAACAGATACAGCAGTTTTAACTCCAACAAACTTTCAAGCACGTAGACAAACAACGCATGGATGTAGCCACGTTAATGTAAAGACATTAGAAGGTGGTGCTTTATTTGTTCAAAAACATGGCAGAGCAGTAAGAGAAGTATTGTTTACAGATTTAGAATTATCTTACTCAGCTACAAATATAAGTGTATTAGCAAGTCATTTAGTACAAACACCAGTAGATATGACAATATTAGAAGGTACTTCTGAACGACCAGAATCATATGCTATATTTATAAATACTGATGGTACTGCTGGTGTGTTTCATGCAGTAAGATCAGAAAAGTTAGCTGGATGGACTGAATGGAAAACAACTGATGGTGCGTCATATAAAAGTGTAGAAGCTGTAGGAGCACGATTATTCTTTACTGTATTTAGAAATAGTGCATATTATATAGAAGAAATGGGTACAGAAGATAATACACTTGACCATGCATCAACATTTACAATAGGAAGTGCTGGTACTGTGTTTACTGGATTATCTAATTATGCCAGTCAAACTGTTAAAGTAAGAAGTGGTAATTTTTATATGGGTGAATTTGCAGTTACAAGTGGTGGACAACTAACTTTGTCTAGTGGTTTTGATACAACAACAATAACTGTTGGTTTTGATTATGATATAAATGTAGAAACTATGCCAGTAGAAGTAGTTCTTACAAGTGGTAGTTTACAAGGTAAACCAAAAAGAATAAGTAAAGTAATATTAGGTTTAAACTCAGCATTAGCTACAAGTGTATCAGGTAATAAACTAATATTACGACAAGTAACAGATGATTTATCTTTGGCTCCGTCTGCTGTTACAGGCAAAAAAGATTTTTATTTATTAGGATATAATAAAGATGCAACAGTAACTATAACACAAAGCGATCCTTTGCCAGTTAGAGTTACAGGATTGGTTATGGAGTATATGGCATAATGTGTACTCCAGAAGCGGCAATAGCATCAGCAGTAATTAGTGCTGGTGCTTCTATATATCAAGGCAACACAATGGCTAAAATTGATCAAATCAATAGACAAAGAGCCAAAGGTGAAGCTGATATTAGAAATGCACAACTAGAAGAAGAAAAAAAAATAGCTAAAATAAATGTACAAATAGAAGAAGATAATAGAAGAAAAGCATATTTAAGAAATATATCAAGTGTACGAGCTTATCAACGAGGTAAAGATAGTCAATCTTTTGAAGCATTTTTAAATGCAGAAGAAGATGCTTTTAGATTAGATGTAGATAATTTAAGACTTGGAGGAAGAATAGAACGTGGTAGATTAGCTACACAAATATCTGTTAATACTGCGGCAAGTTCTTTGCCTGATTTAAGTGGCTTTTATAAAACATCTGGTTATTTAAATGCCGCTGGTTCGTTGGCACAAGGTGGTTTTAATTATTATAATGCTTCGGTTCCAACTAACAGTCCAAATACAACTACAACTTCAACAACCTATAAACCAGGAAGTTATCAACAACAAACATCAGGAGGTACTTTTAATTATTACAATAATAAAAGTTATAAATAATGGTAAAAAGATACTCAGATACAAATAGAATAACTATAAAAAGAAGTGGTTTATCAAACGTAAATATAGGTAGAATTGATGCCAAACCAATTAATGATGCTCTTAATTCTGCAAGAAGATTAGCTGATACTTTTTCAGAAGGGTTTAGCAAATTAGCTATAGATGAAGCTAAGAGAAGGGGAGCAGAAGATGGTAAAAACGTATCAATAGAATATGAAAATGGTGTGCCTATAATACCAACCTTTGATGTTGATGGTGGACCAGCTTATGCAGATGCTTATAAGCAGTCTGCTAATATAGGTTATGCAAATGCATTACGTAATAGTATAAGAGATAAAATAAATAAAACTACATTTGATCATCAAAATAGTAATTCAAGATTTCAACCTGAAAAGTTAGCAAGTTCTCTAAAAGACTTAAAAACTAACATAATGCAAAATTTACCAAGTAATTTTATTAATATGGCTAATGCAGATTTTGATCAGTTTGCTACAACAAGTTTAAGTGATGTACGATCTAAAACTGCTACTTATAATTATAATATCAATGTTAAAAGTATGGAAACAGAACTAAGTGATATTACTACAGAAGTTGCAGATAATAATATTACTTCAGAAGAACTTACAGAAGATTCTGAAATAATACAAAAATTAAATTCTATAAAAGAACCTTATTTAAAACTTACAAATAATTTAGCTTTTTATGAAGATATATTAGAAAGAGTAAATGCTACTGCTAAAGCTAATAATACATTACAAAAACTATATTCAAGAGATGCTAATACAAAAAAAAATAAATATAGTTTAGATTTTCAACAAAAGTTTTCTTTGTTATTACAAGGACAAGATATTGAATTAGAGTTTGAAGGTCAAACTATTAACAGAGATAATATACAAGAATTGATACCTAATGCACAAACAAGAAGTAATACAGCACAAAAAATAAATTCAGTTTTAAGACAACGTATATCTCAAGAAAGTGCAAAACAGGAAATAAAAAACTTTGTAGTAAATAATAGTTTTGATTATTTAAATAAGTTACAAGGTACTGTTAATGATAGTGATAAAATTGAAATTTTAGAAGGTGCTAAAACTGTATTAATTGAACAACTTGAAAGTAAAGATTATCTTGATTTAGATATAACAGACACAACAAGAAAAGAAACAGATACTTTATTAAAACAAGAGATAAATAATATAAGCAAAAGAATATTAAAATTAGATTCTAATGAAATAGCTAATGAAATGAAAATGCAAATAGTTGGTAATCGTAATGACTTTTACAATGCTATGCTACAAGGAGATATTGTGTCAGCAATTAAATATGCAAATTTAGGTTTAGATCTTGATGATACAAATTTTGCTGGTTTTCAAAATATTGAAGATGCATCTGTTTATACTAATTTTAGTGGATTGTTAAGTAATTTAAATGCAAGAGATGATAGAGATAATTTACTTATAAATGATGCAACAATAGAAGCTGTAGAAGGCATACTTGCTGGAGTTGGACCAGATGATATTTTAATAAATGAAAAAAGATATACTAAACAAGAAATACTTAATATTGCAAAACCTTTTACAAGTACAAAAATAGTAGATACTGCTCTTAATGAATTAAAAGGACAAGCACCAAATACATCTAATTCTGATATAACATTAAGTAATAATTTAGAATCTATGATGAAAGTAGTAAATCAAGAAACACTTACTGATTCAGATAGATTGACAATAAGATCAATACCAAACTCACAATATGAAGATGTATTAAATACAGTTTACACAAGTAACAAAAACACATCTTTCATTCCAAAATTTGTTGAAGATATGAAAAATGGTAATCCAACTTTGTTATTTCCTATAATGAGAAATGTTGGTAGAGTGCCTACTTCTATAAAAAAATATCTTAATCAATCAGTCATAAGTGGCAATATAAATGAAATTATTATAGCAAGTAATATATTTGGACAAATAGATTTAGATGAACCTTTAAGTAATGATTTAAGAAATGGTGATAGTAAAATAAGTGGACAAATAGAAGGTTTTTATAACGCAATAAATACATATGATGTAACTACAGAAGAAAAACAAGCATCTGTAAAAAATTTAATAGAAAGAACAATAAAAGTTTTACAAGATCCTAATGATAGTACATTTGAAAATAAACAAAGATTGATTGCTAGAAATATATCTACAGAAGATAAAGATTATCAAAGTACCCAAAATCAAGAAAATTATCTTTTAGGAAAACTAAGAGATTATGCACTAGAGCATAGAACTGATAATAAAGATGAAACTGTTATATTTACTAAAATAGTACAAAGTACAGCAGAACAATTTTTAGATAGATATACTATGGAAACTTTATTGCAAGGTACTGAACCTACTTATAAACAATTTACTGAAGATTATTTAGATTATTATGATTCTGTAGCAAAAAATATAGTATCAGTTTCAAGTGGTGGCACAGTAGTGCATGGAATAACAGATGCAAGAAATGATCCTATGAACATTATTAAAATACCAAGTTACGAAGGAAAGTATGTTGGTGTTGGTCCATCATTAGATAATATATTTAAAAGTTTTTCTCAAATAGTAGATAAATCTGATGATGTATATAAAATAGAAAATGCCTTACCAAATTTATATATAGTAAATAAATTTAAACAATTTGGTGGTGTTGCTATAGTTGATGATGGTATTGAAAATAATATTTCAGATTTAGATTATTTGAAAAAAGCAAAGTTACAACCACAAGCTATACCTGGAATAAATTTATTACAAAATACTAATGTGCATGAAGCATTATCTATAGGAGATATACCAATGGTATTAGGTATAAATGCATTTTTAGTAGAACACAAAAATGGATTTGCTTTAGCTTATCAACAAGGTAGAGATGATATACCACAATTTGTAACAGATAATTTAAATGAAGAAATAGTAATAGGCAGAGATGTATTATTTAACAGCAAATTTAGAGAAGATGTTAATAATAGTGCCATAATACAAGGAGTACGTGCTGATAGTTTTATTGGCAAAGGATTTGGTAGAAATAGGCAACAAGCTAAAGCATTTGGGTATGGTGCATATTCTCGATATTACAGTTCTTTTGAAGTTCCTAATGTTGCTAATAGTAAAGAAGCAGAATTAGTAACATTAAACAGACAATATTTAAGTTTAGAAAGTCCAGGTCAAGAAATAAAAGATCCTATTACATACAAAATTAAAAAAACAAATGATGGATTCTTTATTGTACCAGAACAAATGATTACTAAAAAAGATGGTTTGTTTGTTTTATCTAATATAAATGAGTATACAGCTATGTATCAATATCCTAAATATGATAGTGAAGGTAAAGCAAATATAGCTTTGACTAAATTAAATAATAGAGCAACTAAAGATTTACAATCACATAGAGAATTTATCAAAAAAACAAAATTTAAATAATGTCTGATTTATCACAAACACCAGAACTGTTTACTACTAACGCAACAGCTTCAACTACTGCACAACCAGAAAGACCTTCATTCTGGCAAGATATGAAAAATAACTATTTTTTTAGTTATGGTAATACATTAGCTAGATTTAAAGAATCTATAGTAGGAAAAAATGATCCTGATTTTAAACCAACTGCATCAATGATTTTAGAAGCACCACCTGAAATAAGACAAGATATTATAGATTCTAATAGTCAAAGAGAAGTAGATTTTTATAAAAGATTGTATGAAAAAAATAAAGAAGTAAGAGAACAGTTAGATAGAGGTAGAATAAGTGCTATGCTTGCATCTAGTTTTTTAGATCCTTCTATTTTATTACCATTACCTAGTGCAAAAGGTATGAAGTTTTGGGATGGTGTATTTAGAGTTGCAGCTGGAACAGCTTCATTTGTAGGAGCAACAGAATATGTAAGATCAAAAAATGATCCTTTTCATAGTCCTGGTGAAAGTGCTGATATTATAGTTGGTTCTGCTTTACTTGGAGGTGTTTTAGGTGGTGGTGTAAGTTTACTAACAAGAAATAGAACAGCAAAGAATTTTGATAATGCTACTAACTATCAAGAAGGTAGAACAGGTAAAGGTTTTGATGAAAAGTATGAAGATATAAAACCTAATGCTTTATTTAAAGGAGATACCTATAGGGGTAAAACTAAACAACCTAAATTTGAAACAGCAACTACAAAACAAATATTTGAAGAAAATGGTTTTGAATATAAATTTAAAACAAAAGAAGCTGAAGAAGCATTTAAAAAAAACAATAGAATGGTACTGCCTAATATAACAGAAACTTTAGGCAAAGTATCTCCTGTAATTAGAAACATAACAAGATTTCCTGATTCACAAATAGCAAAAAATACAATGTTAAGTCTTGCTGGTGATGGTGGACAATATATGCAAGCTACAAAAAAACTAGGATTAAAGTCTTTTATAAATCCAATAGGAGGTACAGTTCTTACTAACTCTTTAACTTGGGTAGGTAAAGTAGCTAATTTAAAATTAGGTTTGCGATCTGATTATATGAAGTTTCATAATATAGATAAACCACTTACTTTTGCAGATATACATTTAGGTTATGCAATAAAAGATTATCAACAACAAGGTAAAAATTTTGTAGATAAATTAAAAGGTAGAGAAAGAAAAGCAGTAGATGAAGATACATTTAATCATATGATTGGACAATCAATGGTAGATGCAGAAATAAATGGTGGCAAAATGTTAAGCGACATACCAGAAGTAGAAGCTGGTACTAGAAAAATGACAGATTTTTTTAGAGAGTTTGAAGTTGCTGGTGATGAGGTAGGTTTTTTTACAAGAACTAAAGATTTTGATAATGTAGAAAAATTCATATTACAAGATATAGATAAACTATATAAAAGAATATCAGAAATAAATAAACTAAAAACAAAAGATTTTACAGATGGTCTTAGAGCAAATAATGCTTTTGAAACTTTAGAAAGTAAAATAACTGATTTTGAATTTTTAAATATAAATTATCAACAATTAGCTAGAAAACAAAAAAATGCACCAGCAGAATTAGATGCATTATCAGAAGAATATATGACAAAAATACTTACAAGTAGAGAAGCACCTAAAAGATTTAAAAGAAGATATACAGTAGAAAACATTGAAGAAAGTATACAGCAAAGAATAAAACAAAGTTATAACTCTATGTTAGAAAGATTAAAGTTTGTTGATGATTTATTACATTCTTCTTCTGGTTTAGATGATGTTTTTGCAAAAGAAAGAAATATATTATTAGATCTAATACAAGATGTTAAAGAAAGAAATGTTACTTTTCCTACTTTACCTAAAGGATATAATATAATAATTGGTAAAAATAAAACTAAAAGTGGTATTTACGTAGGAGCATCTCATAATAGAAAAGCAAAGCTAATAACTTTAGATGAAGAATTTATTAAAGGAACTATGTTTAGAGAAAAAAGATGGACTAAGCCTAGATTAGAAGGAGTAGAACCATTACCTAGTGATCAGTTTAAAACATCTCAAGAATGGTTTGATTTTGTTAAAATGCATGAAATTAAACACGCATTAAATCCAAGATTACCTGGTGAATCAACAGCAAGATATGAAAACAGAATAAATAAACTAGCATTAGATGATATTACTAAACAATATAGTTTTGATGCAAAAAAATATAAAACAGTAATACCAAAAGATAATGTGCAATTATTGAAAAGTGATAGAACAAAAATACCAGAATCATTTTATAGAGAAGCAGTAGCACCTACAAAAATAGATTTTCCTACATTTTTTAGATATTATGATTTGTTAAATAAAAATATGAAAAGGTCTTTAGATTTTAAAGAATCAAAAATACAATACTTTCCTAGAAATCATATTACAGAAGCATATTATGAACATAGAGATACAGCTGTATCATTATATAAAAACCATTATTTAAATAATCCTACAGGAAAGTTAGCTATTTTAATGGCGGCAAAAAGAACAAACAAAGAAGTTGAGTTTCCAAATGTATTACCAAAAGAAGGAGATACAAGAAAGACAGTAACTAGAGTTCCAGATGAAGAAGATATAAACAAGAGGGCAGAATTTGAAGCAGAAAAAACAATAAATAAAATTATAAATGAATCTGTGCGTGGTGATATTGATGGATCTAATACAGGTATGGGACAAGCAAAATATGCCTTACGTAGAAAGGTAGATATACCAAATCATATACTTACAAAAAAACACAATGGTGTTGCTGATTTTATACATTTAAATGTAGAAACTGTAGCAAGAAATTATTCTCAAAAAGTAGGACCAGCTATAGAAGCCGCTAGAATGTTTAGAGGAGATCGTAATGCTACAATGGAAATAAATGAAATGTTAGACGACATTTTAATAAAGTATAGAAAAGAAGCAAACAGCAATCCAGAAAAAATGACAAAAGATTTAAGGTATCAAGCAGATGATTTTGTATATACAAATAGAATAGTACAAAATAAACAAGCAGTAGAATCTGATATGTCTACTCCAGCAAACCAAGGTAGTAGAATCTTAATGAACTCAGCTCATATAACAATGATGGGAGCTGTTGTACCAGCAAGTTTAGCTGATGCTGTAAAAGTTGTTTTAACAAGAGGTTTTAAAGAAGTATTTGGTAGATATTTTAGAAGTTGGGCAAGAGATACAGATGAAACAGCAAAAATGTTAAAAAGTAATAAATGGTTGGTAGAAAGCACTGGTGTTGGTATAGAAAATGTTTTAAATAATGCATCACGTATGAAAGTAGAATCTCCTAATGATGGTGGTGTAGGATATAAAAGAGCTATGGGTAAGTATGCTGGTAAGATTGTTGATGAGTTAGAAAATGCAACAGATAAATTAAAAGATAAATTTTATAATATGACATTACTAAATGAGTGGACTTCGCTTGGAAAAAAAATGATATTACCAATGGCGGCAGATAGAATCATAAGAACTGGTGCTGTATTAGCAAAAGCAAAAGTAAAAGTACCTGAAGGAAAAAAGTTTTTTGATTTAGATTATCAAACTATGTTAGCCATAGGTTTAGATAAAGAAGATTTAATAGAAATATATAGATTATGGGCAAAGCATAATGGTAACAATGAATTTAAAGGAAAGTTAAATGTTTACTATGATAACCATGTTTTGTGGATGGATGAAAATCCTATACTTGCTAGAAAATATTTAAGTGCTATAAGAATGGAAGTAATAAATACTTATATTACACCAACTATTGCTGATAAACCATTGTTTATGGAAGGTGTAGCAACATATAGTAGATTAAATAAAAAACTAAGAGATCATCAAGCTACATATTATAGAGTACCATTACAGTTTTTTACTTGGTCATTTGGAGCAAATAATAAAATATTATTATCAACTTTACAAGGTAGGCATAGAGGTATATTTGCTGGCGTAACAGGAATGATAATGGCTGGGTACTTAGGTAGTATGATTAGAAATCCTACCTATTGGGAATATATGTCAACAGATGAAAAGTTATATAAAGCAATAGAATATAGTGGTCTTACTTCTTATTGGTTAGATATTAATAATATAATAGAAGTAATGAGTATGAGTGAATATGGTATAAGACCACAAATATTTGGTAAAAAAAATCCTTTTGGAGAAACTATGGGAGATGCAATAGCTGAACCTTTTGGTGCTGGAGGTTCAATGATACATAATCTAATAAAATTATTTTCTGATGAAAGTATGAGTACACGTGAAGAAGTTCATGCAATAAAACGATTATTACCTTTTAACAATATTTTTTATTTAAGGTGGTTATTTAACAGAGCCGCTAATAAAATTACAGACGAATTAAAAATTGATAGATTCTAATTTATATGATATAGAAATGTTATGGCAATAGTAGTAAATGATACAACACCAAGAAACCAGTATACTGCTAGTGGTGGTCAAACGCAGTTTACTTATAGCTTTGAAATATTTGAAGTAACAGATATTAAAGTATTTAAAGGATCTACATTACTTACATTTGCTTCTTCTCCTAGTGATGCTACACAATATTCAGTACAAAATGCTGGTGTAAGTGGTGGTGGTACAATAACACTAGGTGGTGGTGCTACTGCTAGTGATGTATATACATTGGTAAGAGATATACCAGTAAAAAGAACAACAGATTTTCCTACATCTGGACCATTTGTTATTGATAGTTTAAATACAGACTTAGATAAAATGGTTGCTATGATGGGTGAGAGAGAAGATGAGATAGCAAGATCAATTCAATTATCAGATGAAGATTCTTCAGCAACATTAACTTTACCTTTAAAAGCATCTAGAGCAAATAATATACTTACATTTGATAGTAGTGGTAATGTATCAGCATCTATAGCGGCAACTGATGTTGCAACTGTTGCTGGTATATCAGCTAATGTAACTACTGTAGCTGGTATATCTTCAAATATAACAACTGTAGCTGGTAAAGCTAGTTTAATTACTTCTGATTTTGTAGCAGATTTAAATACATTAGCAACTACAGATATAATAGCAGATATAAATTTACTTGCTACTAGTGATGTAGTCGCAGACTTAAACACATTAGCTACTACAGATATAGTATCGGATCTAAACACTTTAGCGACTACAGACATAGTTAGTGATTTAAATACTTTAGCAACATCTGATATTGTAAGTGATATAAATACATTAGCTACAAGTGATATTGTTTCAGATTTAAATACATTAGCTACTTCTGATTTTGTATCAGATTTAAACACAATGGCAACATCAACAAATGTTACTAACTTAGATACAGTAGCTAGTGCTAATTCTAATATTACAGCTGTAGCTGGTGCAATAACAAATATAAATACCGTTGCTACTAATGTTGCTTCTGTTAATTCATTTGCAGAAAAATATAGAATAGCAAGTAGTGATCCTTCAAGTTCTTTAGATACAGGTGATTTGTATTACAATACTAGCGAAGATGCCTTAAAAGTTTATAATGGTTCTGCGTGGGTAACTGCTACTTCTGGTTCTGTTTTAACTTCTTTAGCATCCGATACGACTCCAGAATTAGGAGGAGATTTAGATGTTTTAGCAAAGGACATTGTATCATCTTCTAATAGAGATATAGACCTTGCTCCACATGGAACAGGTAAAGTAGTAGTAAAAGGAAACACAAATCCAGGAACTATTGTATTTAATTGTGAAAGTAACTCTCATGGACAAACAGTAAAATCTCAACCTCATAGTGCAAGTGTGACTAATACATTAACACTACCTCCAGGAAGTGACCAAGAAATAGTAGGTACTACAGCTACTCAAACACTTACAAATAAAAGTATAGTAGCTACACAATTAACAGGCACAATAGCAAATGCAAGACTTGATGCACAGTTACAAGATGTAGCTGGATTAGCAGTTACAAATGGTAACTTTATTGTTGGTGATGGTGCTAATTTTGTAGCTGAAAGTGGTGCTACTGCGAGAGCAAGTTTAGGTCTTACAATAGGATCTGATGTACAAGCTTTCGATAGTGATACAGCTAAAACAGATGCAATACAAAGTTTTACTAAACCTCAAAGAAATGCACTTACTACAGATAATGACGGATCATTTGATATGGATGCTAATAATAATTTTAAATGTACTCCTAGTGGTAACTTTGCTTTAACTTTTACTAATCATGCAGATGGGCAATCTGGTTATATTTTACTTATTAACTCTGGTGGGCATACAGTATCACTACATGCAAATACTAAAGCAGATGCAAACTTAGCAACAACAGTATCAACTGCTGGTACATACCTTATATCGTATTTGTCTGATGGCACAAATGCTTATCTGACCAATTCTGCTATTTTTGCATAGATGGGTATTCTTCAAAATGAAAATGCAATACCAGTTGCTAGTGCTGGTGGATTTTATGACTATCAAATAGAACAAAGTTGTAGATTTGATAGAGGTAGTAGTTCTCATTTACATTGGTCTCCTAGTTCTTCACCTTCTAGTAATAAAATATTTACTCTATCATGTTGGGTAAAAAGAAGTGGTCAAGGTAATGCAGTAGAAACTATTATAGCTGCTGATGATAGTGCACATGGGCAATATAATGTTTTAGTTTTTCAAGCATCAAGTGGGGCTGAAGAATTAACACATCAAATAGCAGGAGGAGGTACTAGCTCTTACTTTTCAACAAATAATGCTTTTACAGATACTTCAGGTTGGAATCATATAGTGTGGAGAGTAGATACTACAGATGGAACATCAACCAATAGAAATAGATTATATTTAAATGGAGACTTAACAACTTCTAAAGCAGGTAGTCAGCCAAATCAAAATGCTACATTAGATTGGAATAGTAATGCAGAACAACAATTTGTAGGATTATTTGGAGATGGAAGCAGTCATGCTTTTGATGGATATTTAGCAGAAGTTATAAATTGTGATGGACAATCGTATGCACCTTCACAGTTTGGTGAAACTAAAAATGGTGTGTGGATTCCAAAAGACCCTGATGGAACTACATTTGGTACTAATGGATTTCATCTTAAATTTGAAAATGCAAGTGATTTAGGTAATGACAGTTCAGGAAATAATAACGACTTAACAGCAAGTGGCTTGGGTGCAGACCATCAAGTTCTTGATAGTCCAACATTTGGGAGTTAATTAATATGGCAAGTAATGGAAATTTCAGCACTTTAAATCCTTTAGTTGCAATAAGTGGAGTAACATTTAGTCAAGGAAATTTAAAAGAAGTAGATGATAATAGTGGTTGGCAATCAGCATGGTCTACTTTAGCTGTAAAATCTGGTAAATTTTATTTTGAAGCAAGATATACAACAGATGCTAGAAATAGAGGATATATAGGAGTTGCACAAACACAAGATTTATCTACATATCAAGACAGTTATTATGCAGGTCAAACAAGTAATTCTGCTGGTTGGTATAGTGCTAATGGTTCTGTATATATAAATGCAAGTACAACTGGAACTACTTTAAATACTTACACTACTAATGATATAGTAGGTTGTGCTATTGATATTGATAATGGCTATGTATATTTTTCTAAGAATGGAACATTTGAAAATTCTGGTAACCC